GCGCCAGCGCCATACCATGCGTATTCCATCCAGATCATTTGGACTTTAGTCCAGTCCAAAGCATCACGGATTTGATGATTACCATTCCATGCTTCGCATGGGAATACTGTATCTACTGGTGTACCGCCTGAATCAGAGCGAATTACAACATACATTGCATAAGGATTGCCGGGATAAGTGGTTCCTTGTTGCATAAAGAAAATACCGTTGGAATCATCAAAGATACCAACACGTTGGTATTGTCCTGTTACAGAGCTACCAAAGTTTACGTTAGAAGCCATGTAAAAAGTTTTACCGGGCTGATAACGATGGTAAGGACGTGATTGACGAATGGTAATGTCACCGGGAGTGTTACCACCACCGATGTTCATTGATACACCGCCTAAACCGGGGTTCTGAACGATATAAGCTTGACCTGAAATATTTTGAATATAGTTTTCCCAACGCAATGGTTGAACGCCATATTCAAAGTCAGCATCATAAATATTTTGTGACTGTGAAACTTTTAGCTTACCTACAACGTCACGCAAACGTTGAGGAGCTACAAATTCTGCTGCGCCATCAATACCTTGCCAAGCAGTGCTTGGGGTTTGTGTCCCCATAGCGCCTGTTTGGTTATTAGGCGAGAAGAAATTAAATAAATTTAAACCCATTTTAGCTCCTTAGATTATTTTAAAAAGGGGGCTATTAACCCCCTATTGAGTCATTAATCAAAGTTGCCGTATGGATAGGTTGAACTATTACCAATGTTTTGGTCAGACTGAGCATATTGCAAAGTAATTGCCAATTTGCCACTAGTAGGAGCGCCCAAGCTAGAACCCAGCATTTGGATTGTGCAAACTACTTGGCTAAACCATGTAGGTTGTTGACCGGGTTGAATGTTTTGAACGTCTTGCAATGTAGACTGGCAGTTTGCATATTGGGTAGCTGTATAAGTAGCAGTAGTACGACCAATAGCTGTAGTACTGTTAGCTGCAACGCTTGCGTAAACAGCGCCAGTAGAAGAAGTTACAAACTGATTAGAAATAAATACGCTAGTTACAGTTGCTACGTTTGAAGAACCATCAGTTGGTTGAGCAATATAGTCAAAGTAAACGTTTTGAATGTTTGATGCTTGTGGCAACAAAAATACAGCGCCACGATAAATAGTACCAGAAGCGTCAGCAGTAGGAACTGTTGCAACGGTTGGACCAGAAGTGCTATATGAACCAGCTTGTGGAGTCCAAATAGTGCCAGTGTTATTAGGAATATTGTTTGGAGAAACAAATACGCTAGAAGCACCGCTATAACCAGCAGTACCGGGAGTTGTTTTAGAAAAATCTAAAAAGCAAGTTTGTGTCAATAATGCGCTACCAACGTCACGTTGAGCACCAAAGCGTTGATCACCAGATAGAATTGGACCTTCAAATGTACTACGTCCCATAATGGACTCCTTATGCAAAAGGCTTAAACCGATCGTTGCATCGTCTGCTGGGGCAGTGGTGGTTTAAGCAATCACCCAGATGTTGTATTTATACACGATGTTTAAACATTTGGCAAGTTTAAACTTGTTGTTTTTAATAATTTTTATGTTATATTTCAAACATGAAAAACAAGAACGTTACTAAGCTAAAAATTAAATCATTAAATGACCAAAATATGGCTCGTTTACTTCAAGCTCAAAAAAGTCTTGAGGCTGGAGATTACCAAAGGGCATTGATTTTGGCAGAAGAAATTATTGCCAAACAGCCAGATCATCCAGATGCCTACCATTTAATTGGATGTGTACTTGGCGGAGTTAAAAACTTTTTAGCCGCATTGAACTACTTTAATCTTTCTATTGAAAGACACCCAAACAATCCAATAGCATTAAATAACCGTGCTAACGTATATCAACAGTTAAAGCAGCCAGAATTAGCTATAGATGATTTTAATAGGGCTATTAGATTAGACCCAAAATATGCTGAAGCTTATTACAACAAAGGCATTGTTTTAGGATCTATGCACCGCATAGAAGAAGAAATTGAAAACTATAATTTAGCTCTTAAGTACAAACCAAACTTCCCAGAGGCTTACAACAACAAAGGGATAGCCCTGCAAAAGTTGCATCGCATGGAAGAGACTTTAGCATGTTATGAGGCTGGAATCAAACAAAACCCTAAAGGAATTGAAGCTTTTTACAATAATCGTGGACTTGTTTATCAAAATTTAGGTAGACCAGACGAAGCTTTGGCAGACTATAACAAAGCCGTAGAAATTGATCCAAATTTATCCGATGCCCGATTTAATAGGTCTTTATGTCTTCTTTTGCTAGGGCAATATGAAACTGCTTGGGAAGAGCATGAATGGCGTTGGAATAGATCTGTTTATCCTCGCAGACAGTTGCCGGGTATACCTTTTGATGGATCTCAAGACTTAAAAGGAAAGTCTTTGTTTATTCACGGTGAACAGGGTCTTGGAGATATGCTTCAGTTTTGTCGCTATGCCAAACTAGCTAAAGAAGCTGGCGCTACAGTCATTATTGGCACTGAAAAACCATTAATTCGGCTACTTTCTACGCTTGAAGGTGTAGATATTTTGGTAATAAATGGAGAAATATTGCCACCTTTTGACTACCATATACCGCTAATGAGCCTACCTTATGCGTTTAAAACACGCATGGATAACATTCCTTATGGTATTTATCTTAAATCTGATCCCTATTTGGTTAGAGAATTTGCCCCAATGTTATTGGATAACGGCAAAAAAAATGTTGGTTTGGTATGGAGCGGTGGTTTTAGACCCGACCAGCCAGAAGTTTGGGCTGTAAATGAACGAAGAAATATTGCTTTATCTAAACTTTTGCCATTAAAAGAAGCGAATGTAAATTTTTATTCTTTGCAAAAGGGTGAAGGACCTGAAAAAGAGTTAGAAGATTGCGCTGACTGGAAAGTGCGCATGTGCAATCATACGGAGCATTTTAAAGACTTTGCAGACACCGCAGCGTACATTGCTAGTCTAGACCTAGTAATTGCTGTTGATACGTCTACGGCTCACGTAGCGGCTGCTATGGGCAAAGAAGTATGGTTACTCAATCGTTTTGATACTTGTTGGCGCTGGTTCATGGATAGAACCGATAGCCCTTGGTATCCAATCATCAAAATTTACCGCCAGCCCAAGTTGGGCGATTGGGAATCTGTAGTACAAAATGTTAAAGAGGACTTAATTAAATGGAGCAAGTAATACTATTATTGGGCGGTATTGGAGATTTTTTACAATGTTTACCTTTTATTGATGCCAATAAAAAAGATAAGCCATATCGTTATGCAGCAGTAACCCATTTAAAGGGCGCTAATGAGTTCTTTAAGACGATTGGAATTAAGCCTGACCCATTACATATCTTTTCCACTTTAGACGAGCAGAACACGTTTTTAAACAGTTTAAACAGGTCTATACAATGGGTTCATTGTCCACGTGCCCAATATTTTGCAGAATTTCCTTTTGACATGGAAAAACCAGTGTTTACTAATGGAAAGCCTGTGGTGGGAGTTCATGTGACTGGAAGCGCTTTTTCTATTGATACCCAAAAGAAATTTGGAATGATTCTTAAATCTATTCCTACAAAGGTCATTGATAAGTTAAATACGAACGACTATAACCTTATGGTCTTTGGATTAGAAAATGAACTTGAAGGTATCAAAGAGTCTGAGAATTTAAAACTTATAAGCTACAAAAACCCAGCTAAAAGTCTTGCTTATGTAGCTCAATGCCATGCTTTGGTGGGTTGCGATAGCGCTTTTAAAACCCTTAGTTCTATGATGAAAATCCCTACGTTTGTTTGGTTAGGGGATTATTCTGATCCGCCTCGTGATCAAATGTTTATTGACCCATATGTTAATGATGGGGTAATGAAAGTATTTCGTTACAAAGATTTAGATGCGCATTTTGAACGTGGTATAACAATGACAAAGGAGTTTTTAAATGAAGTTTTATGAATATGCAAGACCAATGCTAGATAAACGAGCCACGGGGTTTGATTTTGCTTTTGAATATCTTAGAAAAATTACTAATCCATTGATTGTTGAAACAGGCTGTGCCCGCATTGAAAATAATTATGCTGGGGACGGACAAAGCAGTTTGCTTTTTGATAAATATATTAATGAATATGGCGGTGAATTTATTACCGTAGATTTATCGCACGATAGCGTAGAAAACTGCAAAAGACAGATGGTTTGCCCAAGGACTGCCGTGGTTGAATCAGATAGTGTCTCATATTTACAACATTTAAACCAAAAATTAAAAGATGAAAACAGAAAAATTGATTTTTTATATTTGGATAGTTTTGACTTTAATAATGATGTTCGTATGGAAAGCGCTGCTCACCATCTAAAAGAACTGCTTGCAATTCAAGATAGTTTAAAATCGGGAGCATTGGTAGCGGTTGATGATAATTGGTTTGAAGGTGAAAAACGTACTGGCAAAGGTTTTTTAGTTTTGCAGTATCTTGAAGCTTATGGTATTAAACCAGCCTTTGATGGTTATCAAATTTTTTGGGTAATGAAGTAATGCTTCATGTGATAGGTGATTCCCATAGCAGAATTTGGTCTGGTAAAACATTTCAGCAATTTGATGGTGGATCACTTTTCCCTAATATAGCGATTCATCATATTGGCGCTCCTCTTGCATACAATCTTGTGGACAAAGATAGTGTGGGGAAATGGGGTAGATATATATTGGATCTTTTGAAAAGATTGCCAAATGTTACTGCAATTGGTTTATCTTTTGGGGAAATTGATATGCGTACCCAAGCGTTTAAACGTTCTAAATTAGAAGAAATCCATTTAAAATATGCCTCAGAAAACATAGCAAAAAGATTAATTAAATTTTGCCAAATTCTTCGACAGCATTATCAAATACCAATTTTTATTATGGCTCCAATTGCTTCTGGTTCAAAAGCAGAAAATTCAATAGGAGATCCATTTATACGCAATCTAGCAACATTGTATTTCAATGGTTATTTAAAAAATAAACACCAATCTATTAGCAATTTGTATTTAATTGATATTTTTGATAGCTTGGTTACCCCACAATTGGAGACCCAAAATCAGTACTATATTGATAATGTGCATTTAAATTTGGATGGGTTAAAACTTTTAAAAGAAAAGTTTGCCAAAGAATCTAAAAAACATCAATTTAAAAATTACTTTTTATAAACAAAAAACCCCGCCTTTTGAGCGGGGTTCTTCGTTGGTAGGTACGGATTAGTATGAACCGTATACACCGAGGGGATCGGAAACACCGAAGCTGTAACGCTCACGAGACTTGTAACGGACGTTACCAGTATCGAAGTCACCATCCATAGAATTCTGGAGTGGTGTACGTACAAAGTGTTTCAAACCATTAGGTACATCAGTTGTCAAGAACCATGCATTGGTTGCGGTCAAGAAGTGGTTAATTGTGTAACCTTCTGGGACAGAACCATTGTTCTTAATTGCGTTGATGTCGTTGTTGTTAGTACCAACACGGAGTTCGGTCTCTAACAAACGAGTTGCAACGAATTGCAATGCAGGTGGAACAACCAATTTACGTGGTTTAGCAGCGATTAACAGACCACGCTCATCTGTCCAAGCAGCGATTTGAATAACAGCGTTTTCCAACGCAGTTTCGTTCAAGTCAGCAGGAGTAGATGGAGTGTTGGCGTTA